AGGGTTACATCCATGTTGTGCAGTTGCAAAATACTGTAAAACATTCAAGACAAGTGAAAGTATACCTAGTGTCGATAATGATGCAGATGATGACAATGACAATGACAATGACAATGACAATGATAATATGATTATTGATTATTATTGTGCAAAACATGCAAAAAAGTGTAACTTAAAAATACCACCAAGTGAACTTGATATTAAAAAAATAAAAACAAAGAAGTTGATTGAAATTCAGAGTATTATTGATAAGTATAATATACCTCCTATTTTACATAAATCTCACGAACCTCATACGTCTCATATGAATAATGAAGTCATTGCCCCCACTGTTGCACCACCGGTTGTCATTTCAAAACGACAAAAGAACACAAAAGAACAAATGATAGAGATGATACAATATGAATTGGATAAGAACTATTTGGAAAATATAGAAAATGTACGCGCAGACCAAATTGATTTGATTACGCTTGGTAGAAATATGATGACCGAGTTAGATAAATTTATATCCCCTTATATAAGCGTGGGAGATGTAGGAAAAATGGGAGGGCTAGAAAAATATAAAATAGATATTGTAATTATAGAGAATCAGATTAGTACAATAGCTAGTAGAATGAAAACACTCCAAGGGATGATAGCGCAATACTTTATAATGAGAGAAACGCCAAGGATTGAGTTTATATCTGCTGCAAATAAATTAAAAATGTTTATGACTAAAAAAAAGACAACATATACCGAACGAAAGGTTGAAAGTGTAGAAGTAACAAAAGAACTATTAGAAAGGTTACCGCAGTTTAAAAATTATAAAGGATGTTTAGATAAAAATAAAAAGAAAGATGACTTGGCTGACTGTTTTCTACAAGGAATCTACTATCTTACATTAAAAAATATGATAGAAATCAACTTATATTTTGAAAACAATGAATATACTGATTTAATTACAATAATTTAATTACAATAATTTAATTATAATTATATTAATTATAATCATTTAATTACAATTATATTAATTATAATGCGCACAAACTTAAAATTAAAGTTCTAGATTATAAATAATATGGCTGACGAAATTATTGACCTTGGAAATTTATCTGAATTTGATAATAGTTTTATGGGAGGAGGTAGAAGTGGTGGCGGCGGGGGTCGCAGTAGAACTTTTGATGAACGATAAATTAAAATCAGGAAATAAAAGTGGAGGAGATGGCAATATTGATTTAGACGACTTGAATGATCTAGAAGACGAGCTAAATGAACTCTCTGATACTATAAACACCAATAAAGTAACTAAGAATTTTAAATCTGATTTTTTCAGTGGTTCAAATATAAAGTTAAACAACTATGATAATACAGATGACCACAGCGATGGTGGTTTTTCAGATGCAAAATACAATCTGGGAGGGTTAAGTGGACCACCAGTAGGTGGAAGTAATACTAGTGGTGTTGGCGCATCAACCGCGAGCACCGACACGGATAAAAAAACATGGGACGGTTTTGGAAAGTTCAGTAATGTACCCATGAATCCCGACGCGCCACTAGATTCCACGCCACAAATGACAAAGGAAGAATTACTCCGCGAGAAATTTAAAATCCTTCAAAAATTAGAAGAACTAGAAGGAAAGGGAATTCGTCTTACTAAAAAGTATACTATGGAGTCATCTCTTTTTGAAATGAAGGGGGAATATGAAACACATGTAGAAGAAAGGGAAAAGAAAAACAGTATTAAGTTTCAACAAAAGTTGCTTATGACCGCAATTACTGGCATAGAGTTTTTAAATAACAAATTCGACCCATTTGATTTGAAGCTTGATGGTTGGTCAGAACAAATCAATGAAAATGTAGATGATTACGATGAGATTTTTGCCGAACTACACGAAAAGTACAAGTCGAAAGCAAAGATGGCGCCCGAATTGAAGTTGCTTTTTCAACTTGGAGGAAGCGCAATTATGCTTCATATGACAAATACCATGTTTAAATCCGCTATGCCTGGTATGGACGATATTATGAGACAAAATCCCGAACTTATGAAACAATTTACACAAGCTGCTGTAAATACTATGTCCCAATCATCACCCAATTTTGGTAACTTTATGGGAGATATGATGGGTGGTATGGGTGGCGGACCGCAACAGCAACCACCAAGCAACTTTAATAACCAGCGACCTCCTCCTCCTCCCGTAGCAACCAAAGGTCCTAATTCTATTCCTCCGCCTAGAAGAGAAGGAGATATTTCAAACCGTCCTGATTTAAATTTTGGAAGAGGGAATATGAATGATGGTGTAAATCTGTCCGACAATTATATAAATCCATATGAGTCAAAACGCGGCGCTCCTCCTCCTCTTCCTCAAAACCCGCGTCCTGAAATGAAAGGACCATCAGATATTACTAATATTTTGTCGGGACTAAAAACAAAAAATGTAAATATCACCGCATCATCCTCTTCTACTAACAACGCAAACCAAGCTTCGGAAGATAAAGGAAGCACAATTAGTATATCAGAATTGAAAGACCTGCAAAATGATAATATGCCAAATAAGACAAAACGCAAACCTAAATCTGAACGCAATACAATTAGTTTAGACATTTAATCACACAAAATACGATATGGTTAAAATACGATATGGTTAAAATACGATATGGTTAAAATACGATATGAATATAATTAAACTATAGTATTATACTATAATAGTAAATGAATAATTCAGTAGTTGTAGTTCCCCTTAGTTTTAGTAGTGCCGGTCCCGATGAGAAGTTAAGACTGGGCAAAACTTTAGGCAAAGTTATTAAGATTGCTGATAGAGTTCTTCCTATCGCATCTACATTTGTACCCGCTCTTGTTCCAGTCAATACAGCTGTACAAGCTGGAAAGCAGATTGCTGGTGCTCTTAGACATTAGAGTGGCGTTATAGTAATTCAAATATCATACAAAGAAACATAAACAAAACATAAACAATAATTAATTTAAATATTTATATATAAACATTACATTACAATAATATTTATATAAGTCGTTACTATTTATATAAATGATTTCTATCGTAGCTTTACTAGACAATAACACTATTAAAAACGATAATAATGCAGAAAAAGCCTTTGATGATTCTATTACATCAATTATAAACCAAACATATAAAGAATGGGAATTAAAAATCGTTTTATACAACATACCAGAGAATGATAATATATTAATACAAAACTATAAAGATATTGACCCGCGCATAGATATTATAAAATACTATGAAAACAAAATAAACAGTGTATCAAAAATACTTATAACAACTGCCGAGCAGCACTGTAAATATAGCCACATTGCTCTATTATATATAGGTGATATCTGGATATCAAATAAGTTAGAGTTACAGGTGAGTATAATTTCAAAGTATCATCGAATCGATGTTATAGGAAGTAAAAGTAGTTTTGATAAAGAGGTATCTTGTAATCCTGAAGAAGAACTGTATCATTATAATATACTAAAAATAAATCCCTTTGTAAATTCAACCGTAGTGATTAAAAAGAATATTTTACATTTATTGCAAAACTTTGACACTTCTTTAGAAATCGATATTATTCTGAATGCATTATGGGTACAGGCAGCAATTCAACAGTGTGTACTATATAATATTGTAGATGTAACAGTAAAACATGGGAACATTGACACTTTTTTACATTATACAAGTTGTTATGAAACAAACAAATTCAAAAAAATACTAGACGACATTAGAACCGAATATATAAGAGTTAAATTTTTTAGCGACTATTGTGTATCTGGACATTGTAAACAAGAATATGAAAGAGCATGTCTTGTTCAAAATATAGAGTATTACGGTAAAACAAAAAAAATATATTTTACTGTAACCGAAACATATACACACGCTATTCTATTAAATTGTCCTACTCCGTCAAATTTACAAGTACCGCCCAAGAATGTTATCGGATTTGCCCAAGAACCACATAATACACCGTTTCTAAAAATTCATCAAAATAACTTTATCGAATACGCCGTCAAAAATATAGGAAAATACTTCATCGGCGCTGTAGATACATTTCCAGTACCGACATTTGTAGGACACCATGGTTTTCTTTTTTATGAAACACCTAAACAAATACCTTTTAGTCCACAAAAAACAAAACTAATGTCAATTATGGTATCGCATAAAACATACACACATGGTCACCAATATCGTCACTTGATTGCTCGCCATATTTTAAAATATAAACTACCTATAGACATATGGGGGAACGGAATAGAGGCTTATAAGCGGGAGTTTCCTAATAGTAAAAATATAATGGGCGGTTTTAAATCGATGGAAGAGATGTGCAAGGATTATTTATTTACGATTGCTATTGAGAATACGAGTCACGACCATTATTTTACCGAGAAAATAATAAACCCTCTTATAAATAATACCATTCCTCTATATTGGGGATGTAAAAAGGTCGAAGAATACTTTCCAAAACAGACTATTCAACTTACCGGAAACGTTAATAGAGATATCATTACTATTCATACTGTATTAAGAAACCCAAATAAATATACGAATAACTACAAAATAGACCAAGAAATGGTATTAAATAAAGTAAATCTTGTTAAAAATATTGAAAAAATATTTGAATCTTAAAGTACTGTTATGTCGCGCGTGCTACATACTCTATTACGCGGGTGATGTCTGCGATGTTAAAAAAGATGCAAATGATAACCATATAACATATGGTATTAAACAGTAACCTGCGATATTATTAATTGGAAAGAATAACACTGTAATAACTAGAGCAAAAATAGCTAATAATATTAGAGTTACCGTGGCAAATAGTTTATTAGGGTAGTATATAAAGTAAGGCCACCATGATCTCACAAGCATCAACTGGATAGCATATAAAGTTAAATAAAACTGCTTATTTCCC